ACACGGCGTTCTTTGTGTATTAGATTAATCTTTTCTTTCTGACAATCAAACAACTTAAATTGTTGGATACCATGGTCAAGAGTAACAATGTAACAATAATTATCAACAAAGTAAATTGGATCCTCAGAACACTTTTGGTATTCTAAAACATTCTCTTGAGAAAATGGTATAGAAACGCCAACCTTTTTGAGATTGGCGTTCCCTAGGTAACTGTCAGACATTACTTAGTGATGCTGCGAAGCATCCATGCGTGTTTATTATGTACATCAATACGGCCTGCTAGAAAATCGGCAAGCCCTTGTCTGTCAAATTGGTCGGCTAACTTGAAGGCTACGTTCAAAGTATTCAAAACTGTATCATTATCACGAAGCAATTTTAATGCCATTTCTCTAGACATTGGTACATTTGTTTCATCTTCTATTTCAGTAAGTTCTAAAAATCTTGAGAAAGAACCCGGAGCATAAGCATCTAGTGAACGAATCTCTTCGGCGATTGGATCTACGGCACCATGGAGTTCTTCATACAAATTACCAAAAAATTCATGGTACTGTGGAAAATTAGGACCTTCCACATTCCAATGATAATTATGAGCCTTAAGATACATTGCAAAAGTATCTGCAAGAACTTTACGCATAATTTCTATAAGTGTTTCCATTCTTATGCCTTATTTGATTTTAAGAGTTTCATTAAATCTGCGGTTGATCCAACAAATACAGCTTTGTCAATATTCACATCTTTAGAACCAGATTTATCGGCAACCAAATCTTTTTTACGTTTCTGTACTTCAAGCAAGTCTTTATTTAGATCCGAAAGGTTTTTAATCATGTTTGCAGCAACTTCATAGGCTCTTGGTGATTCTGAATGTTTGGCTACCTGAAGTAAATCATCTATCGCAAAACTACCTTTCTCAATTAAATTACGAATATTTTTACGAGCAAATTCACTATCAGATTCAACAGGATTGATTTCAGAAACAACAACCGATTCTACTCTTGTTGGTTCTTCTATTTTGATTGGCTCTACTTCAAAGAGCTCCGAAAGTTTTTCATTTATTTTTTTCATGTGTTTGGCCAGTTCGTAATTGTTTCGTTGAATCCAAACTCATCATCTGGTAGAGCATTAGTTGGATCAGGTGTTGTAACGATTGCTGTTTGTTTTAATGGACTATTTTCTACGGTTGAAATGGTAAATGATGCGTTGCTGGTGTCACCAATTACAATGTCACCAACTTCAAGTAATTTGTTTAGACTAGTTGCAATGAGTGTGCCGGTATTACTATTACTAAAATAAAGAACACGACCAAAAACATCTCTTTCATCTACACGAATGGTTTCAGATTGAAGATATTGACCGGTACCATTGGCGTAATCAACATAAACCACTTGACCATCTAAACTTTGTGGTTGATAGTAGATGTTTGTATTGGCTTGACGAATGATTTCACCAGATTTAACTGGAGGCCAAATATAACCTTTGACGGTAAACGATAAGTCCCACATAATTGTTCGTGTGGTAGACATATCACCTTCATAATCCACTGATGATGTTACTGAATTTAGAATGACTGGCAAATCATACTTTTGATCCATTGAAGGAATAAAATCCACAGTAACAGTAAAATCTGGTGTAAAGAACGGAAGTATTTGTTCTAATATTTGTGTACCATCTTCGGTGTTTCTTACATAGATTGATAACGAAAACTCGAAACTATATGGTACTGGAGCAAACTGAGTTCTAGCTGCCGTTGATGTATTTGCAGAAAAATTTTGTATGGTTGTCATTTGTTTACGAGTTGGATCGTAAGACATACTATCTAAATTAAATGAAATTCTAGGAACAACAACAGAAATGGATTTGGTTAATGTTGGATCCGATGTAACTAGAGTCAAATACTTTTCTTTTGGACCATATGACAATGGCACTTTGAATTTTTCTTTTTGTACGCCAGATTGTGTGGCTCTGGTGACAATAATATCGTTGAACATTGTACCAAAAGCCACAACAACTTTTCGTATGGTACGATGACTGAAAAATGCGTTACCTAACATTATGATTCACCAAATGGGTTAGTTTCTGTCCAGTCAAGTATCGCATCGGCTTCATTTTCAATACGATTATTATCCACAATATCTTCAAAGGCATTATCCATCGTAGCAGTATCAGAAACAACATTGGCCATCCAAGAAGCACCAGAAGATACACCTATGACATTCGCAGCGGTAAAATCTCCCTGAACACGAATCACAGTTACATATTTGGATGCACTCACAAGGTCAAAACTTTCAACGACAGCTTGTGCATTGGCAGCGGCAAGACTTGTTCCTTGATAAACAATTTCACCGTTTGAAAAATAACCAGAACCGGTTGTAAGTGTAATCTTAGTACGGAAATAATTTTCACGGACTTGACCATCAATTTCTTCATTACCTGTTTCTACAATTTCATTTGAGAATACGAATTGTTTTAACTTTAGAGTGTAAACATAAACATTACCACCACGACCACGGCCAAGTGTATAAAACATGGCTTGGTCATTCTCACTTTCAACAAATGTGATTTCAAAAAAATTCTTCATCAAAGGCACATAAACCAAATCACCTTCTCTTGGACGTATGAGTTGACTTGAGCTTGTAGAATATTTGAATCGTTTGCGTGATACTAATAAAGTTAATTCATCACGAATTTCTAAACCAAATTTGGAAATAAAATCACCTTCACCGTCCATACCTGTTACATTTTCAAGATACATTTCAATTGAGTGAGCAATTTTATATTCTTTTAAGGTATCTTCACCGTAAATATAATCAACCTCATTACCTTCTCTAACTGTTCTAGGAAGATAATAAACATCCATGCCATAAATTTGCATGGCCTCAATAACCAAATCCTCTACAAGTAATTGCTCACTTGTTATTTGGTTTTTTGGAAAGTGGTTGAAATAGAAATTAGTGCTGATTTTACACCTCTAGCATTTGTTTTTGTTTTCTTTTTACCCAAGATAATTTTATAGACTCTGATAAAATTTTTCGTTTTTCTGGGTCAAGATAACGTTTTTTATTCCTTTCACTGCACATTTTTTTATATTCTAAATCTCTTTGCTTTCCAAGTTTTGCAAAACTCATTTTATTTTTTGTTTCTAAACTGTGTTTTTTGCCCAACATAGGTTCAACATTTCTTTTATTTCTAGCATTTTTCATTTTTTCTTTTGTTGAATCTGTATGTTTTTTATTTGACATACCACCTTGGCCGCCATACGTCATATTATATCCATGACCAGTTTCAAAATATGAATTATATTTTTTTATAAAATAACTTTCCATTTCCTTTAACATGTAGTCTTTATCTTTTGACATTAAAATTATTTCCCAAGAAAAATTCTCTTGTCCGTATTTTCGTAAAGCTTTATGTAAAAGATAATAACTGCCTTTTTTAGAACTAGATTTATGTTCTGATATTCTTTGTTTTAAGGGTTTATTCGTATAACCAATATAAATTTTTTTATTAATATTGTTTACACATTTATATATTGTATAATACACAGAGTTATCCTATGAAGATTTCACTAGGCATACTTGTGGCATTATACATTTGATCCTCAAGATTTTTTATTTCTTCTATAGCTTCATCATATATTTGTTGGCCATTTAACGTAACTCCACCTGGCATTTGAATACCACCAAACTTTTTCAGGTTAGAACCCCATTGCATTTTAATTTTGGCGGTGGCATAGGCCTTTAGAAAACGATTATCCCACACATCGGTTAAACCAGAAACAGTCATTGTTGTTGTGGCATTTGATGCGGCTGGTGCTGAAGTAAGTGTAATATTGGTTGGTGAATTAATTTTGCTAACTTGAAGTGTTTCGGAACCAAATATAACAAAATCATTTTCCACAATTTCTTGGTCAAACTTTGTACTAGTTCCTTCTACGGTTGTATTACCTGAAACGAGATTGGCTGTACCAGTTAAACTTACCGTTTCTGGTGCCATTTTACGATAACATTCAACAATAACATAATCACCCACTGCGAGATCCCTAGACCAATCAATGTCTAGAAATACTTTGTTTTGCATACGATTGAAACGAAACTGTGGTGTTCCAGAAAAAAGAAGATTCAAAGTTTGTATGTGTTGCATAGTGATTTCATAAGACACATAGGAAACAGAGGTGAAATCATATAAGTCATGTAATCTTAGTTGGTATCTAAGGTCAAACATATTAATAGAAGAATTAGAATCATCAAAACGAAGAATACCAGTGACAAAAAGAACCGCATCAGGACAATAAATCCAACGGCGGTCTATATCGGTTTGTGTGATTTGGTGCTTCATAAAGAGTTTTTCTGTACCATCATAGTGGTAATCGTAGAAAAAACTCAAAGCGTCATCAATCCTATCGTCTACTTGGTCATCATCAACATTAATATCAATGACTGGCCAACCTAACCTTCTAAGACAATAATCTTTGAATTGTGTTCTTGTTGTCGGAGCTGCCATAGAAAATCCTTGTTTATAGTGTATTTATCTTACAAATACTTTAGGACTTCTGCCGGTTTAACAAAGGCCTCCTCTCTATATTCACATTGTTCCCACCACCAAAACTGTTTTTCTCGCAAATAAGATCTATCTTTCAGTAAATTTATGTTCTCTGGATGTCCAAAGATAAGTGGATCCGATGGTCCAAATAACACGATACCTTTTTTACCACAATCCCAGGCTAAATGTTGAAAGAAACTATCAACTGAAATCCATGTTCGGCACTCTCCAATTAAATATCTAAGGTCTCCTAAAGGCAAATCTTTACGAAACTCTGGCACTAATTGTTCTTCGCCGTCAGTACCTATTTGTATAATTTCTTCTTTAATTAAAGAAATCAATTCTTTCCAATATGGATAGTTTTTGGGATTATTACCACCAGTTCTAAGTGGCTTTGAATAAGGTGCTATAAGTATCATACGTTATACATTTTTCTAAAGGCTTTTTCTAACGATTCTTTCCAGTTCCATTGATCCATTTTCTTGTAGATATTAAATTGGTCTAAGTCACCAAACAATTCAATGGCTTCTCCAATACTTCGGCCAGGTATAATATCGGGATAACAAGAAAAAACTTCTGGACGTTTTATGTGAGGTAAAACATGAGAGAATACAATATGATCTCCCATGCCACAATCTAAAACAACAATGGTTTGATTTTTATATTTCATAAAATTTTGAAAAATACGTTCATCATTCTCAAACATTTCGTTTACACCATCTCGTATACCACCAACTCTATTTTTCAAATGCCATGTTATAGTATTTGGTATTACATAATTTTCGTAACCTTTTTTAATTAATTCATAAGTAAAAAGTGTTTCTTCTCTATGAGCTACTTTTGATAAACTTAAACAGTAATCCACAACACCAGCTCTATATAAAAAAGAACAATGTAAATGTTCCACTTGTTTTTTATTTTCTATTAGACCCCATTGTAAATTATTTTCTGTGTATATGTCAACAATTTTACCAGTTGCTTGGATTTGATAGATGTTTGGCGGTGTTAAAATGGAACCACCAACTGATCCAAGTTTAGGATTAATATGTGATATTAAATTTCCTAAAACATCTGGCTCAGCAACAGTATCATCATCTAAACGCCAAACCCAATCATAACCCATCGTATTAGCTATTTGATGATTATAATGTTGTCCTTTTTTAGCACCAAATAAAACTTCCCATTTTAGGCCTTTTAAATCCATCATTTCAAAAAGATAATGGTAGTGTTGTATTTCTCTCAAATCTTTAGGATTATCATTATCGTCAAATAAAATCAACTTATCTGGTAAAACAGTTTGTGTGATAACTGACTGTATGGTTAATGGTAAAGTTGTATCATATCTGCCCTTTGTAGATATTGAACATAATATTTTCATTTAAAAGCTTCCACTGTTAAAAATAAATGGTGTGTTTCATTCATTACATACTTAGACGCTGGACGAACACGGTTTACCAATTGAAATCCTGCCCATCCCAGATTTGTTCTTAGTTGTGATTCGGTGAACAAAAACTTATGCGTTTGACCTGGTATCCATGCGTGTGCGAAAAAATGGCCATATAAAAGAATACGCCATTGTTCTATGTCCATCCCTGTTGCTGGATTACCTTCAACAAAAGAACGGCATGTTTCTAAAAAGTCGGGGGTCTCAAGGTATAATTTACCTCCAGGCTTCAAGACACGGTACCATTCTTTGAGAACTTCTTGTATTTCAAAAAAATGAAAATGTTCAATAATATGAAAGGCCTTAATTTCATCTATTGTATTATCATCATAAGGTAATTTTTGAACATCAAAACGAATATCACATTTAGCATCTTCTGGAGCATATAAATCTACATTAATATAATCTTTATCATAATCATGTCCGCAAGCTAAATGCAACTTTAATTGAGGCAACATGGTGTGTTTTTGTTTGAACAATTCCATTTTCTCAGATCCCTTGGATGCCTGAGAACCATCACGAACCAAATATCTAGCCGTCATTTCTGATTGTTTATAAAAGGCTCGGCCGGATTCATATTGCCTTATCCACATATCCCATTCTTCTACACTGTTAAGGGTGTCATCAAATTTTTCATTTAAGAAACAACGTGCATTACAAACAACTGTAGATACCCAAATAAAATTATTGTGAAGTAATTGTTTACCAATAAAAACATGAGGCACAGGAATGTTATAAGGAAAAACAATATTACCATCTTCGGTAACAAATTGTGGAGTGGAATAAACTATATCGCAATTTTTAGTTCGTAAGTTATCAAGTGCTAATTGTAAATGGCCTTCAAACCAAACATCATCCGAATCTAAAAACGCTAAGTAATTACAACCATCACCTAAAGCTGCCTTAATAGCTTCATTTCTTGCGTGAGATTGTCCTTTATTTTCAACACCTCTCATGTAAACAAATGATTTATTGTCCGACATAAGTTCACGAATAGACTCTACAAGTCCATCGGTAGAACAGTCATCGTAAATATAATGAACAACGTTACCTAAATTTTGAGATTTGACCGAGTTAATGGCATGAAACAAGTGTTCAGTGTCATTATATACAGGAGTTATAACACCAATTTTCGGATGATTCATAATCTTTTCTCTTTTCCAATCTTCATTATACTTATGTGCTACTCTCAAAGCATTTTTTAGAAACACTGATTTCCAATTAGGTACCAACTTTTCATCATGTACTGTACCTTCTCCGTAATGATAGATTGGAAACGAACCAGTGAAATATTTACGGTCAAGCTTTATTTTATCAGTAATCTCAACAATTTGAAATCCTGAGGCCTCGGCGAGAATAGAAAACTCCATATCTTCACCTGAACCGGTGCCATATTCTTCATTGAGATAACCAATCACATCAAACACTTTGCGGTCAATCATCACACAAAAGAATACGGCAAAGTCCTTCATCATAACTCTAGAAAATGATTTGATGACACATGAAACACCGCATCTGGTATCTTCAAATGGCGCTTCAAGTAGATTCAACCAAGTATTTTTTTCTTGTTGTAAAAGTTTAGTGTCGTTATTGAGTAAAACAATTTTCTGACACGTTGAGGCCTTAATACCCAAATTCACAGCTTTAGGAAAGCCAAGTGCTTCATCAGACCAAATGATTTTCAGATTTGGTATTTTTAGATTGTTTAGGTATTCTTGAGTATTATCGGTACACCCATTGGCGGATATAATTATTTCTATATCTTCCAAATGGGTGTATTCTATAATTGAATCAATACATGGTTTAAGAAAATCATCACAGTGATTATATGTTGGTATCACTACACTATATTTCATAATATTTCCAAAATTTACTTCTTCAGGCGGTCAACTTCCTCTTTAAGTTCTTTGACGGCTTCAATCAAAACAGCAATAATGTGATTGTAAGAAACTGTTTTTGAACCATTACTATTTTTAGACACAATTTCTGGAAGTATATGTTCAATTTCTTGCGCTATAACACCAAGTGATTGTTTCTTAGAATCTTTCATACGATAAGAAACACCACGCATATCTAATACTTTATTTAGCGCATTATTAATTGGTTCAATATTTTCTTTGTATGATATATCAGAAAGTGTATTGAAGTCGGTAGCACTTAGTTGGCCAGTTGATGGTCTAAAATATAGTTTAGTCGTAGACACTTCAGCTGTTTGATTTGTGCCAGCAGCAGCAACAAAAACAGGAAAATGATCCGCAGCAGTTGTAGTGTCATCAGTTGCATTAATTGTTGTTGATGGGCCAGGGGTACCAGAATAACCTGAGATGCCGGAGTAACCTGAATAACCTGAGCGTCCAGAATAACCAGAGATACCGGAGTAACCAGATATACCAGAATAACCTGAAAATCCGGATTGACCTGAGTATCCTGAGAATCCAGAATAACCTGAGATGCCGGAGTAACCTGAATAACCTGAGCGTCCAGAATAACCAGAGATGCCAGAGATGCCAGAGTAACCAGAGATACCAGAATGTCCTGAGTAACCACTATAACCAGAGACGCCTGAGAATCCAGAATAACCAGAGATACCAGAATACCCGGAGATACCGGAGTAACCAGAGTAACCTGATGTACTG